CAACTCCAGCGGTCGCAGATGCTGCTGCATTTTTGGCTGCCTCTTCACTGAGAGCGATAGCGTGAAGTTCCTTGTATACCTGGGCTTGCGCCTGGTAGTCGAATACATAGTGACCGGTGTGCTTGAGCAGTACGCGCTTGTCTACCCATACCTTGCCACCGATATCGCGCCAATTCTCACAGAAAGTCCAGTCCTCGCTGTAGTAGCGACCTTCACGTACCGCGGTATCGAAGTAGGTCTTCATGTGCGGATTCAGCTCCTCTGGTAAGCCAATGTCGTTCTTGAATGGCTTTACGGCAGGATGGGCGTTGAGCTTCTCGAAAACGTGACGCTTGATGAGCATGAAGCCGGTACCGGTTTTGGTCACTTCTTGGAGACCATCTGGACCCTCTTCGGCACCCTCGAAACCATTTACGCACCACTTGACAGGTATACTCTTCATAGGGTATAATCCACCAATGACATCTACGTCACGACAGAGCATTACCATGAGGTGCCACGGCTCCCAGCCGATATCAGCATCGATGAACATGAGGTGAGTGCTGTCGGGATTGTGGAGGAACTTGGCTGTAAGAGTGTTACGGGCCCTGCTAATCAGCGATTCGTTGGACATGGTTTCCATAGTCCAGTCGATGCCGAGCTGACGAGCGGCATTCGCCCATTTGATGTAGCTCATGAAGCAAGACTCGGTTAACTGACCGCCGTAGCATGGCATCAGGATATGGACTCTAGTGGTTTTCAGGTAGTCGACGTTGACTTGAATTTGTTGCTGTTGTGGTTCTGACATTTTTTCCTCTGAGGTTAGAATATATTGTAGTTACTACCGGGCCAGAATATCTAGCCCTCGTGGTAGTATTTACGCCATATTCACCAGAGTGCTAAATTTCTTGGAAATAGCTGGGAATTATGTCTTCTCGGAGACTTTGGTGGGCTAAATTAGCAATTTTTTCTGAATGAGAAATCGATTCCAGTATAGCTGTCAATCTTTTACGCTGTCCATTATTCATATCGTGCGTTCTCGCGTAGTTCATCATCTCGGTAATTTTCTCCGAGTCTTCGAGACGTTGGTCGAATATATCTTTTAGAGCAGGATCAGGCTTACCATACAAGTCTGCGATGATTCCCATGCGATCATTGTCGTTCCCGTCGATGTACATTTTGCGAATTTGACTAGCCGAGTTTGCATCTGCGCCTCTGACCTTGAAGTTGACCGTAGGAGTAATCAACACATACGCATGCTTCGACATCGGTTCCATGTCCTCTGGGTTCTCTGGCATGGGCTGCATATAGGTGGGAGAGCCATCTTTTTTCGTGCCAAATTTGAATCTAGGCGCAGATGGATCCATGTCTTTCTCACTCACAGCAAACACCAGCGCGGTATTTTCTGGGTCTTTAACTTCTTTCACGATCTCGTCAGCCCGATATGGTGCCTTGACCTGTGCAATACGACCAGCAGGTATTCCCAACTTCGTCATCATATCTACCTTATCGGAGAATGTAAATGGAGAAGTGACAGGAGCAGTCACGCCAGATGAGACAACGTATACGTTACCTGCACCAAACTTTTTGCTTAGATAGTCGTAGCTTGCCTTGTGTCCTTTGTGAAATGGATGAAATCTTCCAGGATAAATTACGATGGTTTTCATTTTAGTAAGTGATAGTTATGGAGTCAATGGTTCCACTAGTAAATTCTAGTATTTCTGCTCGCATCCACACAAAGTTACCTTTGACTGTGATTGCTTGGACACCTGAGATAGCATGAAGAGGATCGCCAAATTGTGCTGTCTCGAACCAGAATGCTTTCTGCCATTCGTTATTTAGACTTGCTTGTAGTCTGATGTCGCCGACGAAGTTGGTCACTCTGATAGTGATAGTCTGAATACCACCTAGACCTCGGTAGAAGTCGGCAGCGATTGCAGGTTCGCTTACGAAGTCTAAAGAGCTGCCGTCGTAATCGCCCGACGGCACTCCATAGGTTGTGGTTGTAAGTAGCGTTTGTGTTGTCAATAGCATTGAATGTTACCAGTTATACTGGTATTTATCAAGTCTACTCTAAAACGATTATGCCATTGTCATCTACGCGGGCTTGAACATCCTCGTTCACTGTGAACTCGATCTTCTCTTCTATCATATCTGCGATGACCTCGCAGTTCTGTAGTCGATCAAACAAGATCTTCTTACTCAGCGGAATACGAATCAGTTCGTCTATCTTTCTGCTCAATGGCCTTGCGCCCATTTTGCTATCATATCCTTTCGTGACCAGTTCATCCACCACGGACTCACTTAGTGTGAGGCGAATATTCTTAGCAGCAAGGCTAGTCTTTAGCTCGTCTACGAACTTGACGACGATCTTCTTGATGGCGAGCGTGTCCAGTTTATTGAACTTGCAAACTTGGTCGATACGATTCCTGAGTTCTGGCTTGAAGAACTCTTTCATCGCTTTGTCTTCGCAGCCAGTTTTTTCCAACTTCTGACCAAACCCAATGTTGTTCGCCTCGTTGTCTTTGGCACCGAGGTTGCTAGTCATAATGATGATCGTGTTTTTGAGATTGATCGACTTACCGTTATTCGAAGTCAACCTTGCCTCATCGAGCATCTGTAGCATGATGTTCAGAACATCAGGGTGAGCCTTTTCGACTTCGTCAAACAAGATGATGCTGAAAGGGTTTTTCGTGATGTCAGATATCAGTTTGCCACCACCGACGTTACCATCCTCGAATCCAACGTATCCAGGTGGAGCACCAATGAGACTTGACACTGAGAACTTTTCTTGGTACTCTGAACAATCATATTTTAGCAGCGTCATGTCAAGATTTTTAGCCAACAGCTTTGCCAACTCCGTTTTACCTGTTCCGGTAGGACCAGTGAACAAGAATGATGCGATAGGCCGACTCTCGTTGCCTATACCTGAGAAGTTGATATACACCCGCTCGAGTACTGAATCGACCGCTGAATCCTGTCCATAGAGCTTTTCCTTTATATTCCCTTCGAGATCAACGATCTGGACGCTCCTTTCGTTTTGTAAGCGATCAAGTGGTACGCTAGTCACTCGACTTACTTGTTCCATTATCTTTAGCTTACTGATAAGCACCTTGCCCTTGTCTTTCACACGTTCTTTCGCACATGCACCATCGAGCAGATCGATACTCTTATCCGGATTTTTCCTGTCGTGGATATAGCGTCCACTGAGTTCTACTGCAGCCTTCACGGCATCAGCGTCGATTGCTACGTTGTGGAACTTTTCCAGCCTAGAACTCAGTCCGGTTAGAATTTGCTCGGTTACTTCAGGGTTTGGCTCATCGATGTTGACTTTTTGAAATCTACGCATGAGGGCCCTATCCTTCTCGAAGCTCTCGTAGTATTCTTCCCAAGTAGTTGAAGCCACCACCTTGAGTGTTCCCCTGGTTATAGCAGGCTTCAGCATATTCGCAAAGTCAAGAGAAGAGTTGGTGCCGGCTCCGGCACCCTTCATAGTGTGCGCTTCGTCGATGAACAATATAGCCTTCTGCCTTGACTCCAGTGCCGAGATGACTTCCTTGAACTTTTCTTCAAATTCGCCACGATACTTAGAACCTGCCAGCAATGATCCAATCTCAAGCGACCATACTTCATGTCCCTTTAGGAATTCTGGAACTCGGTTCTTTACGATCTCTTGTGCGAGACCCTCGATAAGCGAAGTCTTACCAACACCTGGGTCACCGATGAGCAGTACGTTAGCTTTGAATCTACGAGCGAGCGTAGTTATCATGTCCGACAGCTCTTCGCTTCTACCTATCATTGGTTCTAGCTTGTCTTGCTCTGCAAGTTCGGTTATATTGATGCAAGACTCTTGTAGTATCTCAGCAGCAGCCGACTTGCTGACTGAAACGTTGTTGTGATTGTAGTTTTTGTGCCAGAAGTCAACAAATTCCTTCTTGGTCACTCCGTACTTCAGTAAAAAGTAGTGCGCGTGACTGTTGGTTTCTGCCATCATAGCAAGATACAAGTCGATCGTACTGACCGTTCGTCTGCCAGTGAACAGAACTTGTGTCAACGCTCGGTTGAACACACGCTCAAGAGCGTTCGTTTTCTTTGGTTGAATAGACTCTCGACTCACGAGACTTGAGCCGACACCATCGACATAAGCATCGAGTTCATCGTCGAACAAGTCAGTTGATACGCCGAAATCCTTCAGCACTTTGTTGAACTCCTCATGCCTTATGAGCGCGAGCAGTAGATGTTCCGTTAGACAATACTCATGACCCTTATCCTTGGCCAACATAACCGCACAGTCAATTATCCTTTCTATTTCCGGATTGTCATTCATTTTTTGTCCTCGTTGTTGAGTGTTCCATTATATGCTATTTCCCACCGTTCGTCAACTGCTCATTTCAGTCTTTGTATAGCCTCCAACAATTCCTCATTTATTACCTCAGGAATTCTCACGCCTATTTTAACGTGCATATCCCCATAAGTCAAGTCTTTTTTGAGTCCTTTTCCTCTAAGCAGCAACACCGTACCTGGCTGGGTCATGTCAGGCACAGTCACGTTCAGCTGATTGCTCAGGATATCCTTCACAGTGGTCTGACAACCAAGGATGCAATCCCACACGCTGATCGTATGCTCCATCAACAGATTGAGTCCATGCCTTTGCCAGCCTGGATGAGGATGAATTCTGAAGTTGATTATCAGATCGCCGCCTCCTGGTGCAATACCATGATACTGAATCGTATCGCCATCATTGACGCCAGCAGGTATCTCAATCTCGACGATCGATGTTCCTAGCTGTGTGCCTATGCTGACCGGCCTCCTGCCACCAGTTGCTACGTCGACCAACGTTATCCACAGACTCATCTGATACCTAGTCCTGCGAGCGTGCCCACCATGGAACTGCGCTCCGAATATATCGAAGATCGAATCGAAGTTGAACGAGGCGTTGAACGCTGTGTTGAACTGAGGTTGAGGCGTGTCATACTGCGCTTTTTTCGCAGGGTCCGACAGCACTTCATACGCTGCCTGAACCTTTTGAAACTCCTCTGTGTTGCCACCTGGACGATCAGGATGAAACTTGGCAGCGAGTTTTCTGTAAGCTGTTTTTATGTTTTCTGGAGTCGAATTTCTATCGATTCCCAGGGTTGAATAATGGTCACTCATGGTAATATTTATCGCGTATCATTGTCTCGCAACTGAAATTGTACATGCCGCCATCAATAACTATCGACAGATCGGATATACTAGTTACGGGTAGACTATTGAATAATGGTTGCACAGAATCACTACATTTTACATAATGATGCGATTCTGTGCAACCACCAATAACTATTGCAGTAAGGATTGCGCCTTGACGTAGTAACGCAACAATGCTTCGCCACCAGCATCTGCCTTTACCTTGTCTCCATCGATTGAGATATGAACCTTGTCTGCGATTGGAGGCATGGTCAGACTTGGGCAGTTCACCGGAGCAGGCGTAACGGGTTTTGGACATGGCTTTGGCTCTGGTAGCTTCAGATTTGGCGCTACTTGAACGCAACCCGATAGCAATACCATGAGTAGGATCAGGCCCCTCATTTCTTTTTGGCTCTACTTTTCTTGACAACATAGTCGATACTATGTTCATCGTCTTCGACGACCGTTTCGACTGGAGTAGGCTTGTTGTCTTTGAAAAACAGACCAAGTAAACCAACTACTACCATGCCCAACACGGCGACGTACTGTTCTTGTTCTGGGGTTATGACCACGCCAAGCGATGTCAGCAACCAAACAACAGCTTTCCATGTACTAGGCTCGGTGAAATCGATACCGAATCGTGCTTTCATCTCTTCCATGTCAGACGCCCGCTTTTGCTTTCGTAAAGGCTACTGCTAACTCGATTGCCAGCCTCACTGTTGAGTCGGATAACTTGAGTCCAGCAACCTGAAGCTCGTCCAACACACCGTGACGCTTTTCAGCACCAGTGAGCTTCTTCGTATTCCATTCAGTAACAGATTTGAGTACTCGTTCAAACACACCAGATTCAAGTAATAATCTGGCCAATATTGTAATTGCCTGAGTTAACAAAAATGCGTTCATAATAACCTCCTTTAGTATCCAGCTCTTGCTCTTAGTGCTTGCAACTCTGGATCGAATTTTTCATAATAAGTCTTCAGTGGCAATCCAGCCGCTGATCTTACCTCGTTCAAGTCCTTGTCAAACTTTTTCCTGTATGCTTTTGGAGTAAGTGGAACATGCTTGTCGAAGTCTTCCTTTGTAAATGGCATCGTTTTGCCTTTATACACCATTTCCCAATCATCCACGTCGAACTCAGTTAGGGTATTCAAGTCGCTCAATAACTGCCATACGTTCTGTCCTGCTGTGCTACGGCGGCGAATCTCTACATACACCAAATAACGATTGGGCTTTATTTCACCAGGACTCTTATCCGAGTCGACGATGAAATCGTAACCTGTGTCCATCCAGTGAACTAAGTCCTTGGCTGCTTGATCGTCACGAACGAAGAAGCTAATTACGATGATATCATCCGGATCGCCTAGTTTGGATTCAAATGCGTCGACATGAATGCAAGGCTTCATCAACTCGACCATATCTTTATATTCTAAGCTCATTGAGGTACCTCGCCATCAACTTGATACTGATCCTTATCTACGTCGTCTTCGTAAGATTGATCCAAGTCATGTAAATCAATACTAGCATTTTCAAGCTCAATACTACCAGTTCTAATATCACTCATTATGCTTTTAGGCATAGTTATTTCTACCAACCATACTTTATGATCGGACAATCTTGCCTTATGAGTCCCTGGACGATAATCACTTGGATCGGTAATTTTAATAGGAACCTTCATTATGGTTTTCTTGTACTTTATCTGGCAGTCAAATGGAAGCAAACGACGAGCGCCTCTAGGGTCAGGCATCAGATGCTCAGGCCACATGAAGATACAAGATACACGATATTTAGATACGGTAGGGCCAGAGACCAGCTCACCGATTTCCCAATTCTTGAAGGCATAAATATCCATCTCGTCCAATACTCGTTCAAAGTCTAACAGAGTTAGTAATGAACCATCGGACATATAGATATCACGGATATTCTTCGCTATTTGGAAATAGTCCTCGTGATCCTTGAAAACGTGTTGATCTATGGTAGAATGATTATTGGTATTCATAGTTGTATTTATCAGAAATAGATAGGTATCGAATACGCGAGAACAAAGCTGTCAGTACAGCTAAGTATTTATAAGTAATTTTCAAAGTAAAACTACTACTATTTCGGCAGTATACCACTAGTAAATACTATAACAGTTTGATAAACTGTGAGTAAGTTCACTTCACATGGAGACTAAAACAGTGAGCAGGAATAGAGCAATGAAAGAACAAAAGCGTACCAACCACCACGAAAACGTCGTAAGCATAGATCAAGCTCAATCGTACCATCGTCCTAAAGCAATACACATCGTACCAAGAACTCGCAATCAAGAGAAATTGGTAACGGCACTACAGGACGACAAACAACATGTAGTCGTAGCTACAGGTCCAGCAGGTACAGGCAAAACCTACTTATGTATACTGAGAGCCATACAGGCACTTAGGGCAGGTGAATGTAAACGTATTATGTTGATCAGACCTGCTATTGCGGTGGATGGCGAAAGTCATGGCTTTTTGCCTGGAGATTTGAATAAGAAGCTGGAGCCTTGGTGCCTTCCATTATTGGATATACTACATGAGTTCTACAAGCCATTCGAAGTGACTAAGTTGATCGAGGACAAAGTAATCGAGTTAGCTCCACTGGCAATGATGAGAGGCAGAACCCTAAAGGACGTATTCTTGATCGCGGATGAAATGCAAAATGCAAGCCCAAATCAAATGAAAATGCTTCTCACCAGAATAGGTGATAATTCCAAGTTCCTAGTGACGGGTGACATTGAACAAACGGATAAGAGAGTAGGCGCAAACGGACTACTGGATTTATGCCAGAGATTAGCCCGTTCGCCGGTGAATGGAATGTCGCTGTGTGAATTCACTAATAGTGATATTCAGCGCCATCATCTGATTGGTAAGGTACTGGAACTCTACGCTGACTGAGTTTCGGCCTCATCATTGACTTCAACAACGGCTGTTGATTCTTCTGAATTTTCAGCCGTTTCTGTATCTGCCTTCTTGAGTTCCCATCCATTCTCTAGGAATAGACGTTCAATCGTTGCTGCATAATGCTCGTAGTAGTAAGATACTATCCGTTCCCATTCCTTGGGCACCACCTTGCCACCCATACTAGCTTTCACTACGTCTAGTTTACCGAAGTCTAGAATAACGCTGCCAGTTTGAATGTCATTCACCCTTAGTTTTTTCGAGACAGTCATCTCTTCCGAGATTTGCCCTTTGGCACCAGTCTTGTATGTTATTATCAAATATCTCAAATACTTTCTCCAGTTTATTTTTTCATTTCCGATATTGCGTTAGCAATTTGCTCCACTTGATCCGCGTCGATGCAGTTTTCTGAGAACGAAGAGTCGAACACTTCAGCAACTACCATGCGTACATCCGTTTCAGTAACCAGTCTTTCCAATATCGACTTAGCCTCGATATCGTATTCATCTTCAGCGATATACGCTATTCTCATGGGATCGATCGTCCATAGAATCTTGGATATGTCTGCTGTGTTCATGTGAGTCTCTTTTAGGATATGGATATAGTATAGCAGGATTTTGTTCGATGTCAATAGAAATCATCAATGAGAGAGTGAAGCAAAGCCTTCTCCTCGTCCGAGAAACCATAGAAATCCATTATAGAATCATCATCCCAGGCTCGGTCCAATGGAGGCAGTGGCACGTTTCGTAGATATCGACGAGTACAGAGATCGAATGATACTTTGTTGATGCCCAGCCCGAACCTAGCGACTTTGGTTTTTAGGTACGATTTGAGGTTGACAACTTCGTCATCATTTGCTAGATTGTAACATCCTCGCTCATTGGCGACTTTTTCAGAGTGTATATCACTCCCATGAACGAAAAACACCCAGTAGTCAGTAGATACGAGAGACAATACGTTGTCTCTCGCGTTATTGACCATACTCGGCTGCCCTAGGTAGGAGCCACCATTGTATGGGCCAAATATCTTGACAATCGAACTCTGCTGTGCTATGCTCTTGACTTTTTCTACCAGAGCGAATATTTCAGACCTTGGCTCCCATACTCCTGTGGGCATATCCTCGTAAGTAGCAACTTGGTATCGATTGCCGTTAGGATATACCACCTCAAATGGCCCCTTGTTATACTTCACCACCTCGGTGATAACAAGTGGAGAACCAAAAGACGCGCCAAAAAACCTATGTCCATTAATATAGGTGAGCCTCTTGGTTCTACGTCGCAACTGATCAATGATGGTCGATTCCTCGGCACGATTTGAACGTCGCATGGTCCATCCTCCTGGATGAATGAAGCTGACAATGTCAGCCATGTCAACACATTTGGATAGGATTCTCAGATGGAGATTTTTTATATATGGCGGGTTGCCCACTATGATATCAAATCGCATTTCTATTTTAGTGATTCTTCGTAAATTCTTATCAAATCTGATTTCGACAGGCTAGGAATTCCAACGGTGTTTTTGGCAAATGCTCTGAAGGTGCTTTCAAGCGAGATGAGCCTTTGAATGACTGCGTCACTCTTCACCTTTAGGAAGTAATGTTCATGGTAATAATGATCGTAATCTTTGACCATGACTTTGCCTGCCACTCCCCCAACTCGACAGATGAATAGATTCGACTCTTCCTTTGTGACAAATTCAAAGTCGGAATGGTTGCGCCTGGACTTAGTGATAAGACGTAACTCTTCCTTTACTATCCAACGTTGGTTGCACGTCGTTATCTTAGGCCCGAAAACGAAATCCTTGTTGTTGGTGTCGGAAACTAAGTGCAGACGTCGATCAAGCCGAGCAAGAAACGACTCCTTGCGTACCGTTTTTGGCAGAACCATTCTAATATCCTTACTCAGTGAAACGCATCTATTCAAAAATTTCAATACCAGATTCGCTTTTCGGCCGTATGGTGGATTGCCCACAATAAAGTCGAATGTCATGTATGATATTTGATCAATTTCACTATCCCAGGACTTAGAAATCCACTATAACGACAGTGGTGCTTCATTATATCAATACAAGATATCAGCCGATCTTTTACATATTCTGCTGTATCCATATCCGGTGTATATACATACACATAATTTCTAATATCCTTTGAACCCATTACAGGGTTATTGTCCTCGTCCAATACTTCAATATGAAATGGCCATAGGTATCTGGTCGTCGGTATTGAAACTCGAATTCCTTTATGGTTTTTGGTGTCTACCTCGAACATTGAATTCAGATTGTCATTTAGGCTCAGTTCCTTGAACACTTGGTCGTGACCGCTCAGTGGCATAAATCCTAAGTTCGTAGGAGAGCCGTCACTGAATCGAAGTCCATCGTCACCAGACTTGTCGACGATCACATATCCAAATGTCGATCTGACCGTAGTGAAATGCTTTTCTACGTCATTAATATTGGCGTAGGAACTGTAAATGTTGAAAACGTCCCATAATCTAGATAAGCCTTTATACTTGTATTCTCCTTTCAAGTTCGAAGAAGGGGAAGCCCATGTGGCCGGAGTAATCAAGCAAGCAATTCCTTTTTTCTTGGCAAGCGACAATACTAGCGGCCAAAATTTTGACCACAAATTCATGGATATGGCTTTTCTTGACCCATCATCTTTTGTATCTTGAAATGGTGGATTCCCAACGATAACGTCAAATCTCATTTATGCTCCTATTGTGAAATATTTATCATTGGACTCTCCACCATTGCCAAAATTAGCCCCGAGACAGCGCAGCAAGCTCGCACAGTGTCGCAGATAGGTTGATTTCTTGTATCGCCACAAGTGGAATGTTGACGTATCCATTCCGAATTATGATGATAGCTTCGTCCTGTTTCTCCTCATCCTTTGTCCATAGATCGAGATTTTCATACAGCCAACGAAACACATCCTCCATTTCGTCGGGTCGAATCGAACTACACATCAACTTACGAGCTTGCGTGTACTTACCAGCCTTGAACAATTTCACAGCATCAATCTTCCAATCTCCGCCACCACTTTCATCGCCTCTAGCTGATACCAGCACACCTGTCTGGCTATTCATCTGAAGGTTGTTCAGGCACTTGCGAAGATCAGGATACGTTGAGCGAACGTAGTTGTCAAGCGTGTCAAGATCGAACTCGACACCTTCTTCTACCAACACGGTCGCGACTCTGGCTGTGAACTCGGTTGCATCGACCTTTTCGATGTGGAAACCCTGACACCTACTATGGAGAGCAGGAATGACACGATTTGGATAATTACAGGTCAGAATGAATCGAGCAGTCGAATGATACGCTTCCATGACTCCACGCAGTGCTGCTTGTCCGTTAGGAGTCACATAATCAGCTTCGTCTAGTAGCACGACCTTGAAGTCACCAAACGGCATCGTTTGCACAAAGCCTGTGATCTTGTCTCGGATAGTATCCACGGAGTTTTCACGACTAGCGTTGATCTCAAGGATGTCATACTCGTCGATGCCTAGACAATTGATTAGAATTTTTGCGAGTGTGGTTTTGCCAACACCAGGTGCACCAGAGAACAAGAGATGAGGGATGAACTTGTCATCGATCCAACCTTGAATCTGCTCTCGTTGCGCTTGATCTCTGAAAACATAGCCATCAATGGTTGAAGGCCGATATTTCTCTGTCCAGAGGGTATTTTTCACTTATTGATTCTCCTATTAGGTTGTAGATTCGTTGTATTCAGTGAATGAAAGATTGCTACCGAAGGATACAAAGTGTATGTCGCCAACCTGGTATCCTGATGAAAATTCTGCGTAAGTTATGTTGAAGAATATGCCAGCATTTGAAATTTCGAGGATAATCCCTCTCTTCTTTCTGGTGTCAGTAGGACAAATA